ATATCATACAATACTGGCACTTTAAAGTCCAGTGATATCACAGCTTCTACTTCCTCTGCTGGTGTAGGTCAGGCTCCCGACAGGAGACGGATATTTAACTTTGGAGACAGGGTAGCAGAATTGGCCCCTGAAGAATCTCCATTCTTCGTGTATCTTTCTCAGGTAGCCAAAGCACCTACCGATGATCCAGTATTTCGTTACTTGGAAAATCGCAATAAAATCAACTTTACTGACCGTTCTCTTCTTTTGAAAGGAGCCGTTAACGGTGGTTCTGCTGTGTCCGCAGGAACGTCTTATGCGTTTACTGTTGACACTGCTGGTGGAGCCTCTGTTGACTATCTGTTAAAAGGAATGGTTATCGCTGTTCAAACTGCATCTCGTACAGGTGATGTTGGAATTGGGCAAGTGGTCGTTCGTGTTGATTCAGCAGTAACACATGGTAGTAGCGAAACTTCATTTACAGGTAAGATTATTGATGTCTCGAACGCAAATGTTTCTGGATATAATGTTCTTGCTGACAATGATGAAGCTCAGATAATCGGTACTTCCTTCGAGGAAGGTTCTGGTTCTCCTGACGTTTTCTCAACAGAGCTTGAAGATAATTATGGGTATACCCAAATTTTTAAGACAGCCGCTGAGATGACAAACACAGCGTATGCAACTCGCTATCGTGGGTATGCAGACGAGTGGAGCAGGTTATGGGCTGATAAACTACGTGAGCATAAAATTGACATTGAAAGAGCTATGCTCTTTGGTCAAAAAGCTCGTCAAGGTGGCATTCAATATTCTGAAGGAATTGTAGGTCACATCCTTAAAAATGTAAATCCAACTGTAAACGATGCTGACTTTAGCTATAGCTCAGGTAGTTCATACTATCGAAGCGTTGCACAGGCAGAAATGACTTACGATAGATTGCTTAGCGATCTTGAAGTAATCTTTGATCCTGCTCGTGGTGGTGCTTCTGACAAGCTAGTCTTGTGTTCCTTACCAGTGATTACGTTTTTTAACAAGTTAGGCGATGGAAAATTCTTAGATGCTTCTATGGGTCATTCTGCTAATAATTACAGAATTGACATGACAACTAGGAATGGTGCTTTCGGTCACTCCGTAATGGTAATTGATACTATTCACGGTACTCTTAACCTTGTTAAAGAGCCACTCTTTAGAGGGATTGCGGCTGGGTATATGCTAATGGCTGACATGAGTCAAGTTTCTTATCGTCCGTTAATTGGAAATGGAATTAACCGTGATACACAGGTTATGACCAACGTTCAAGGTGCTGATGAGGATTTGAGAAAAGACATGATTCTAACCGAAGCTGGTTTAGAAGTAAGTCTTTCTGAGTCTCATGCTTTGTTTAACTTAGAAAACGATTAAGGAGTTAGATAATGAAAACAGCTAGTTTAAATGCAAATAGTTCAAGCTTCCAAACTGGTGAAAAAGCGTTTCAAAAAATAGACAACTCTGCGGCAGTGGCAAGAACACTGACTGCGGCTGAGTCTGGAACTCTTTTCGCTGTAGATATGTCCACAGTAGACAATAACGTAGCTTTAACCTTGCCAACAGCATCTGATGCTATAGCAGGTTGTAGCTATGACTTTTGTTTTACTGTTAATTGTGACGATGATGCAGACTTTAGCATTACAACAGGAGCAAATGGAACCGATATTTATGGTTATATTGTTGCTGGTGCGGCTAATAGTACAGTAGATGACTTTGACGGGCTCTCAAAAATAACTGTAGATGGCTCTGTTTCTCAGAGTGTTGAAGGTTTAAGAATGACTCTTATCTGTGACGGTGTGAATTGGCATCTAAGCGGATATGTTCCAGTTGCTATTGGAACAGTCGTTCTTGTTGAGTCAGCAAGTGCTTAATCCGAATACATAAGGATAACAGTTTTAGGTACTGTAGGGGTTATCAATAAAGGGTAACCCCTAAAACCTAAAAAGGATTAACTATGAATAAATGCATACACTGCAACAAAGAAAATAAAAACAACTGGTTTTACTGTAGGTCTTGCGGAAAAAAAGCTTCTGAAAGTAAATTTACTACTAACATGTGGATGACATCAGACATGGGCAAAAGAACGGATGTAGAATTGTCGGTTCAATCTATATCAGATAATACAGCTAAAATGAGAAAGAATTTAGGTTATGCCAGCTAAAAAGAAAGGAAGCAAGAAAGATTCAAGGCTTGCGAAAGCAGGTGTTAGCGGGTATAATAAACCAAAGAGAACTCCAAGTCACCCTACAAAATCACATATCGTGGTTGCGAAAGAAGGTAGCAAAATAAAGACAATACGGTTTGGACAGCAGGGAAAAAGAGTTGGAACTTTGTCCGGAACGGCAGGTAAGCCAAAAAAAGGTGAGTCTGCTAGGATGAAAGCAAAGCGTAAATCATTTAAAGCACGTCATGCCAAGAATATTGCAAGGGGTAAAATGTCTGCGGCATGGTGGGCTAATAAAGTAAAATGGTAGGACATTATGAATAAAAAGGTAAAAGCACCACAAGGTTATCATTGGATGAAGTCTGGTGCTGGATATAAGCTAATGAAGAACCCTAGAGGTGGTTATAAGGCACACAAAGGTTCCAGTCTAATGGCTAACTTTAAAGTTCAAATGAAACACGCATCACCAAAGAAGAAGAAGTAATGGCTAAGACAGTTAGTTGGATGTGGGGTGGTAAGAAACATTATGGAACCTTGATAAGAGAAACAAAAACTCATAAGTTTGCTAGAACAAAAAACGGTAAAGTAAAAAAGATTAAGAAGTAATGGCAACAGCAAAGAAAAGAGACCCTGCTAAGTGGGCGAGAGCCAAAGCAAAGGCAAAAGCTAAAATGGGTGGTAAGCACTCTGCTAGAGCTATGCAACTTGCTGTAAAGTATTATAAGGATATGGGGGGAACATATTCTGGTAAAAAGTCATCTAAAAATAAGCTGTCTAAATGGTCAAAGCAAAAATGGGACTATGTTAGTAAAGGTGATAAAAAGAAACCAAAGAAGAAACGTGGTCGTTATTTACCAGAGTCTGTTAGAAAAACTTTAACCAAAAGTCAGAAAGCGGCTACAAATAGAAAGAAAAGAAAGGCTACAGCATCCGGAAAGCCAAAGGCAAAGTATAGCAAAGCAGTAGCAAGAAAAGTTAGGAGAGCTAAGTAATGGCTACATTTCAAGCACAAGTAGAAGGATTAACAAGTCTAAGTATAGACGGTAGTAGTGCACCAACGCAAACAGAACTAACTCAATTTCTAACAGATGGTGCTAAAGAGATTTTAAATACGTTACCAAGGTCAAAGCAGTCTTTATTTACAACTTCAAACGATTTAAACAGTAGCAGTTCAAGCCTTACGCTTTTGGGTTCCGAGGTGTTTAGTGTCACTAGAGATGATGGTACTATTAATCAACCATGTAGAAAAGTTCCTGCTGAGTTAAATGGACGTATTAGAGATTCTGATGATATGATGGCGGCTACCACTACAGACCCTGCTTACTACGTTACAAATAATATTTTAGTTGTTGTTCCTTCACCTACTAACGCTCAGAACGCTCATGTGCATACATTGAATTATCCTGCGGTTGCTTTTGATGATAGTGCGATTGCTAAGTTTCCAGATGATGCTGAATACCTTGTTCCTATTTATGGTGCAATCAAATCATTGCAAAACTTAATGGCTAGTAAGTCTAGCAATACTGACATCATTACTGCTTTAACAGCAATTAATACTGAGATAGATGAGTGTTTAAGTATAGCTGATAATATGCACACTGAGATTGCATTGATAAATGATCATGTTGACCTTGCAAAAAATGAAGCGGATGAAATAACTGCCTTTACAGACGGAAGTGCTACTATTAACACAGCTTTAACAGCAATGAACACAGCGGCAGATAAATTTAGAGAGGATAATGCAGACCCTTCTTTGTTTGGGGATGAAAGTGTCTATACAACTGGCACAGGTTTAACCTCTGTAAAAACTCATGTTGATAGGGCTATTAGTTATATAAATGGAGATTTTCCAAATGCTAATTATGACTTAGCGGCCAATTTAGCGGACATCGACAGTGAGTTAACCAATGAGGATACAGAGCTTGCTAGCGGTAGGATTCAACAACTTCAAGCTACTTTAAATTCTGTTGATGCTGATTTAAAAATAGCAAGGGCCTACATAGAAGAATGGAATACATTGTCTGACACTTTAACAAAAGAAGTTAACGCTTTTGCTAGTGAGGTAAACGCACGGGTTTCATTTACAGGGGCAAAGTCTCAAGCTGTTAAAGCTTATATAGACTCAGCAAATGGATACGCTAGCGTTGCTCAAGGATATGCCAATGAGATACAGGCAAAAATTAATATTGCTCAAGCGTATGGAAATGAAGTACAAGCAAGATTAGCGGCTGATGCAAGTGAGTATGGTAAGTATGAGAAACAACAAGCTAAATTACAGGCAGATTATGACAAAGGAATACAGGCGTTGAAATAATGGCAATACATTCTTTAACAGTAAAACAGATTATCAGTAGGGTTAGGCAGGTTTTTCCTGATGCTCCAGAAACATATATTATGTCTTTAATTAATGATGCTATTAATGAGCTTGGACAATATTCTCAAAAGTCAATGTCTGCAAAAATTAACATAGTAGCAAATCAAACGTTTTATGATTTGTCTGACAGTGCTACAGATTCATCTAGTAACGCTATGGGCATTAACAAGGTTCATAGGGTAGACGTAATGGATAATGATGGTGACTACATAAGAGTTCCAAGGGTGTTAGATGGCGAACCACTTATGTTTGATATTACTTCAGAGTCTGCAATAGAGGAGCCTTCATAATGGCAAGCAATATAAAATATCCAGAAGATAAGGTATTGTACTTTATTAGGGGAGATCACTTAGGTCTAATTACAACATTTTCTTCAACGGGGGAATCAAGAACAGACAGGAAAGCATATCAAGCATTTGACCACTCTGTTACCAATGGCTTGCTTTTGCATTACTATGGAAATCCAAGTAAGGTTACAGCGATTACAAACACTCCGGATGTTGATAATTTATATCACTCTGCGATTGTAGATTATGTAAAGAAGTGTTTGTACATGGATCGTGCAGGTAGTACATCAGATAACAACAGGGCACAGATTGCAATGAATTTAATGTCAAGGCATGAAAGAAAATTTGATATGGCCATTAAGAAATATGGCACAAAGAAAAGAAGTAAAACTGGAGGAACTAGAGCAGTCGTTCCAGCTAGTTTTACATGATATTATTGATTGATTATTTGTCTTGATCTAGGTTAAGTTTCACGACATATAATTTAACTATATGAATGCTTAAAAGCGGTGGTGGTGGAAATATAGGATAGATTATGGCAAACCAATTCACTACAAAAGAAGTACTAAACAAGGTACTACTAGATTCTTCCGGTAATGCAATCACAGCAAATTCAGTAACTTCTCAAGAAGCGTTAAACGCTGTACTAGACACTTCTAATAATAGATTAAATGTATCCCTTGGTGGTAGCAATACCATATCAGGTGATGTTACCATTACAGGCGACTTAACTGTACAGGGTGGGGGTAGTCAGGCTTTTGATGAAATAGTACAGGGAACTATGTCAATTACAACTGCTGACAACT